CTACAGAAGCAGGATTGCTTCTTTTATCTAATTCTTCTTGATTAAATGTTAATGTTATAAAACATGATTTTTCGTGCATTTGGTTTTCATGCACTAATCTTACAGCCCATTGTCTGCTATATTCTAATCTACAACCTACACATTGCCCACATGGTAAATTAAACCCTTTCGCAAATGGAAAGGGCTTATTAAATGTTATTTTACCTTCATTTCTAAAGGCAAGTAGTGGGTGATAACATGCCATTGCATGTTATATTCTATATCCACCACGCATTGGTTTAACGTGGTTTTTTCTATTTACTTTCATTGCAGTTTTTGCAAACTGTCTTTTTGACTTCTTTCTTGACATTTTCTTTCTATACATGTCTTTTCTCCTTTTTTTAGGGTAGGGGTGTCACTCCACACAGTTAACATCAAGTAGATAACTGTGTGGGCTCTTTCTGAGCTTCTTGAGCTGTTGATGGCTCACCAGCATCAGAAAGAGCTTTTTTGTTGCTATCGAGGACGTTAGCAACTTCTGGGGTTTGTATGAAACCCATTGTTTTTAATTCTTCTTTGTTGTCAGGGTTTGACACAAATTCATAAAATTTGCCGGGATCGTTATCAAATTTTTTTCTTATGTCTGATGGTACAGACATAAATTCTTGTTGGGCATCACGAACTAAATCTAGTGCTTCTCGGTAATCTGCTACTTCCGAGAAATCTCCGTAGCGGGCTTGGCCACGCTGTACGTGTTCTATTATGCCATTTCTATCGTGTCTTTTAATTATATTAATGACATCACATTCTTCTTTAAAATGTTGTTGAGTTAAACTTTCTCCGCTAGTTTTAAATATATATTTTTTATGCGGATCGTAAGCTGTTCTAAATATTACTGTTTTATTAATTGGTCCTTTTTTATTTGACATATCGTGTCCTCTTTCCGCCTGTTCGGCTCTTATAATAATTTTTTATGTCATTAATAAATTTGCGCACTTTTGTATCAAAAGAAGTGCCTTGCATTCCTTTTGTAAGTGCTTTGCCAGTTATAAAATCTGATTCAAAATTCTTTTGTAAAATAGAGGGTAAATACTCTTTTTTAACATCTGAATATAACCCTTTAGCTGAAGTATACATTTCACTACCAGCTTGATTTATAACTAAATGTTTCATTTGCATGGGACTTAAACCCATTTTTTTTAAAGCATTATAATCTAATGCTTTTAAATCAGCATCTAATTGCTGATTTCTTGCCTGTTCACCAATTAACTTTGTTTGGTTAAATTGTTGTACTGCATTTGATGCTATATTTTCTGGATTATATGTACTACCTGTTGGTGTACTTGCTCCACCAAATTTTCCAGCTAAAATTGGATTAAGGCCGGCTTTTTTCATGTCTGCCATACCTCTTTGATAAGAGGTGTCTGACATTTGCCTTTGGAAAGCCATTTGTCTAGCACTAGCTGCTTTAGCAGCATTGTTACGTGACATTCCGCCTAAAAGGCTAACTCCAGCACCTATTAATGGTGCTGAACTCTTTAAACCTATAGATGATAAAAAACCCATTAGAAATGATCTATCAGACCAGGTACACCATATGTCGGCATTGGTCGTGCACATTTAAGTTTAAAATACATATCCAAAATTAAATTTGGATAATTTGCTACCGCTGTAACTCTATCTACAGGTGGATTTTCTTCTATAAAGCTTGCATTTAATGCTGGTAAGCTACCAAAATCCTGAGCCAAATGCCATGTGTCCAAACTTTGAGCAAAGTTTGATCTCATTTGTCCCGTTACGTTACTTGGTTTATATCTATATTCTGCATATCTTTCTTGATAACCAAAAACGTTATTATCATCTGCTGTGCCTTGTGCATAAATTTCTTTATTTAACACAGCTTGTTCTCCTAAATGGGCTAGGGCAGGCCAATAAAAATCCCATCTAGTTTGTCTACTAAAATGTCTGGCTAATCCTTGCTGATATGTTAAATCAGCAAATACGCAAGCTAAGCCTATTACTACACTATGTTCTGTAAAAGATTTGTTAAATCTATGGCCGGTAAAACCGGTAGTACCGTAACCACTTAAATTACCTTGTGGTGTTGTTGCATCTGTACTACTTGTTTGAGCTATAGGATTGATATTAATCCTATCTTTTCCGCCTCCGAGGTATTCGGGTCGTTGTAATCTAGCATCTGGGCTAGTTACTCCGAAGTGTGATTGTATAACTTCGGTATATCTCGTTCCACCCCTAGCATCTTTTTCATATAATCTTTGAATTTGAAAAGCTTCTCTTAACTGATTTATTGTTGCTGCGGTTGCATCGCTTAAATCAGCATATAAATTTGTTTTAGAACTAACTGCATTTTGAGCTCCGCCTGAATCTAAAACCGGACTATTTTCAAATCGTCCTTCACTACCTGAGGCAGTTGTAGCAACAACATATTCATTGTTGCCACCTGATGGAGTAGTTCCTGAAATATCATCAAATTTTACATATGCTGCTGTACCTAAAGGTAATGATACAGCTTCGCCTTTTTGTGGCCATGGTAAAGCACTAGTAAAATAATCGTGCCTTTTACCTCTTTTTAATAATGTATAATCCGTTAATGTGTCTGGTCCATCGCCTTTATCTACTGTAACACTATCTTGTAAATTTTGATCTCTAAACCATTCATTATATATTAAATTATATGCTCTACCGCATAAATTATTAAATGATAAACTAACATCAGTTGGTACACCAAAATAATCATATAATGTTGAATTTGTTATTGTACCACTAGTTTGTGGTACTAAATAATCTGTACTATCTCCGGGGTTATCTTGCTCACCGCAAAACTTTTCCCAGTTGTTCCATATTAATCTATATGGAACTGCAAAGAAAAATGTTTCTATGTATAAATTATCCATAAATGGATTAATTGGTGTTGCTAAACGGCCAAAACCGTTAGCGTCCATGGTAAACGTATCTCCGGGTAGTGCTTCATCGTAAAATATTGGCACTAAGTATCCCGCGTCAAAAGTTGTTTTTAAACCGTGATCACGGTTAAATACTGATCTTTGTATATCTACTTTTGGTACTCTACTAAAATCCTTAGATAAAGTACTTGGTAATGTTCCCATGGGTCCAAACATATTTTATTCCTTTGCTTCTTGTAATGTTAATAGCTCAATTATAACTTCTGGTGGGTTGTCTGCGGTAGGGATTCCACCGATTTCGTCCCAACTTCCTATTCGCATTAACGTGAAATCTTCTGGAAATTTGCTGAATGGTGCATTTGGATTGTTTAATAAATCCATACATTGTCGTGTTGCTGTGCCATCTGTAAGCTCCACGAATGGCTGCATATATGTTCCAGATTTTTTGTCGTAAATTGAATATAAGTTCTTGTCCATTGTTTTGTCCTCGTTTCATTGTTTTCATTATGTAAAAGTTACATAATATATATTACGAGTCAAACTTTTTTATATGTCTCTTATAAGTCTTTGTAATTGTGTAATTTTTACTTGTTCTTGTACAAATAGCCTATCCATACGTTCATCGTATTCGGCATACACTTCTGGTGCTTTTTCTTTTCGTTTGTTTTTTATTTCTTCTTTTTCTTCTTCCGATAATAAATTATCGTAATACCTGGGCGGTCTTATTTTTTTTCCATTTATTACACAATAATCATTTGGGTATACATCAGTTTTATATTGTTTAAACCATTCATAGCCTATTCCTGGTTTTCTACTCATTGTGCAGTATTCTGGTTCTATCACCTCCCCTGTTAGGGGATTGTGATAATGCGTTTCCGCATTTTTTCCTTTTTGTTTTTTCATAATGTAGCGTGCTACATATGCACAACTTGTAAATGTTACTTCGCCTATCACAACATGGCCATATGGCCATAGTTTTTCTAATTCTTCGCTTCTATAATATTTTTGTTTATTTCTTGTTTGCCATAATTTCCTATCTGGAAATTCATATCCAAATATTAAAGCATGATAGTGAGGTCTTTTATTTTGTTCACCGTATTCTCCACAGTGAAAAAATCTAATTTTTTTGTGCTTCTTTCTCAATCTTTTCATAAAGAGTTGAAAATCACGCACATCTACAGAAGCAGGATTGCTTCTTTTATCTAATTCTTA